CCGATAATCTCTGGTATTTAATTGTTTTGTTTATATGAGACAGGGACTACAGTGATCTGCAAAAGGAGTTTCGTCGGCAGCGTCAGATGTGTTTAAGAGAAAGGTTTTTGAATTAAACCAAATAGGTTGTTCCGTAGGATGGAATAAGAAATTACCCCAAAAATCAAACGTTTGTTCTGTTATTTTTGGACCTTCTGTTGATTGCTCAACGTTACCGCCAAACATTCCGATGTAAGGCATATTTTGTAAGCCAGAAATCAATTGAACGTCATTTGATAATAATACGCAATCACCACCATCATTTGTTTCAACAATATTTAAATCAACAATTTCCATTCGTCAAGTTATTTTGTTTTTGCTAAAACAGGCATTCCAGCGCCTTTAGTTTCTTTCATCATTGGTTTCATCCAATCTGGTAAATTCGAGAATTCAATAACAATTTTTTGTTCACCACTTTTTGCTTTTGCACCAGCTGGATTAGCTGGAACATTTGCATTGGATTCATTTGTTCCGCCAGCAAGACTTGATTCAGCTGTTGATAATTTACCAATCAATACATTTTCATCCCTTATAAGTGCTTCGTGTTGACGCGCAAGTGATTTATCATCCATTCCTGGCAAATCCCAGAAGCCATTATTTTTGCCTTTGTTTTTGGCTTGAAATTCTTCTAATTGTATTCTTTTTTTAACATTCTCTTTCAACATTTCAGCAAGAACTTCCGCTTCTGCTCTTTTCTTGATGTTGGAAATTAATTCCTTTTCCGCTTTATTGATGTTGTTAATCGCGCCAGCTTGCAAATTATATTTCGCTGTAAGTCCTGGTGACATTTCATCAATCTTTTGAAGTGTCGATTTATATTCATCACTTCCAACTTTTGCTTTGCGAAGTGTATTAAATAACATTTCAACTTCAACACGTTGATCAATTGTTTTGTCAGAAACTCGTTGCGCAATTTCTGCATTCATCTTTTGCGACTTTGTTTGTGTATCGAACGCTTTTGAAACTGCATAAATACCAACAGCTAAAGCCGCAACACCAGCAATTACCAATCCAATTGGATTTGCAAGCAATGTAAGATTCCAAAGTTTTTGCGCTGCTTGAGCAACAACAACCGCTTTTTGATACATTCCAATTGCACCAGCAACTATTGAAACACCGTAAGCTAAACCAGAAGCGGCCAATGCAACTTTTACAATTGTTCCTGCAAGTGCTTTATTATTTCTAATCCAATTCGCAGCCGCTTGAATGTATGGCATTACGGCTGTCACTAAATCATTAATGACAGGTAATAAAGCGTTTCCAACTGTAATTGCAAGTGCTTGCATGTTGTTTTTCAGTTTAGCCATTTGAGCCGCTGCAGTAGCTTCTTTTTTAGCTGCTTCATTTTTCAATGAATTGTTTTCTGAAAATGCTTTGTTGGAAATATTTTGTAAATCAGTCAATCGTTGCGTATTCATTCCAAGCGCACCAATGACTTTAATTGTTTCTTGTGAACCAACTTTTAAACCCTCAAGCGATTGCGCCATTTTTTCAGGTGCCATTCCTTTGAAGGATGATGCGAATTTTGAAGCAAATTTTGTTGGGTCTTGCGCTAACAATTGTTTTGCCTGGTCGGACGAAATACCCATTTGTTTTGCAAATCCATTTATTTCACGACCTGCAACCAATAAAAGGTTTGTCATACCTCCAGCCGCAATCTGTGAATCAATACCCATTTCCTCCAAATACGCACCAAGTGCCATTGTGCTTTGTGCGGTTGCTTTCAAGTTTTCTGGTAACGCACCCATGCGTAATGTGAAATCTGTAATGTTTGCAGATGTTCCATTTCCAACAGCACCAAGTTCATTGATTGCGGATCCTGTTTTACTAATTGCATCCGCAATATTCAAATCCTTTGTTTGAGCAAATAAAGTTTTGATTTTACCAATTGATGCAACAGCTTCTTCAACACCACCTGAAAAGTCTTTACCAAGTGCAATATTGAATTCGTTTGCTGACTTCGTGAATCCTAACAAATCTTTTTGAGCAATACCAAGTTGACCGCCAATTTCGGCAATAGTGGATAAATCATCAATTGATGTCCTTGTTTTGGTTGACATCGCAAGTAAATCATTTCCGAAACGCTCCAACGTGCTACCGTTCATTCCTGTGGTTTTGGAAACGTCTGCCATCTTTTCTTCAAAATCAACAGCGGCTTTCGCACTTAAAACTAAAGGTGCTGCAATTACAGTTCCAACAATAGCGGCTTTTCTAGCAACGCTAAAAGCTGTTTTTCCTGCGGATGCTAATTTATCATTGAATGATACGGCTGCTTGTTGCATCGCTTTCATTTTAGCTGACATTTCATCCTTTGCCCTGAATATTGCTGGAATTACCGTTGGATTCATTCTTTTTTAATTATTTGATGAATATGATTTTTCAACCACCTTTGCATCATCGTGCCAAAATTTTAAACCAAAAAAGTCTGCATCATCAAGATACAGACTTTTGCAATAATGTGGTGTCCATCTGTAAGTTCTTACACAAGAAACAATCCAAATGTTTATTGTTTCATCTGACAACCATTGTGTAATTTCAGAGCCTGTTGCCTCAATTACACAAAAAAAACCGCGATTGATTCCGCAATTCCTTTGTCAGTTGATGAATCTAATTTGTTGATCACCCCTAATGGTTGACCTGTCAATGCTAAAATTGTTCTTTTCAAAGTAGAATCAAAATCAGTTCCTTTTAAAACTCGTTTGTACGGCTCTAAATCTGAATCAGACAATCTTGATTTGTAAACCAATTTTTGAATCCCACCTGTTTCACCTTCTAGTTCAAAGATTAACGTGTGTTCAATTTGTTGTTTGTCATTGATTGTAACGTTGCCTTCTGCAATTGCATTCGCTAAGTTGTCAATCATTGACTGTAAGGATTCGCGACGATTCGCTGGAATCCTTTTATAATCTAGCCACGCATGAACTTCACCCGTAGCTACATCTAATGGAACTTTTGTCATTTTATTACGATTTGTTTGTTTGCTTTTTTTGTGGATTAACCAACAATTTTCACCGCGCGTCCGCCAGAAACTTTAAGGGTGAAAGTTGATGCGTTCATGTCTGGTTGAACATCGCCAACAGGCTTTCCGTTCATACCCCAAACAACTCCATTTACATGTGAGAACGTCCAATCTGCACTTTGTGGGCTTTCCATTAAGTCCGCAACAAATTGCACGTCGTTACGTACATTTGAATCATTTGCAACAACGATTTCAAAATAACCACGTTGTAAATTTACTTGCCAAATTGGTTGTCCATCACCAGAAATTGCGTTTGCATCATCTGCTGTTCTATATCCACCAGGATCCATTGTGTTTCCCTCATTTGATTTTGGGAAAAACACATGATCACCTAATGTTGGGTGAGATACGCGTACCTCAATAAAATCGCCACCGTTCGTTGCCATAATATTTTTGTAATTAATTAATTAAAATTGAAACCAGCTTCCGCAGTTGTTGACGCAATACGCGTAAATCCAGAACGTTTGTATTTAAAGAATGTTTCAAATCTGTCTGGATTCGTTGAACCAATAGATACAACAATCGATTCTTTCATGAATTGCGGATCAGTTGTAATTGCATTTCTTGACAAATCATCAGCAAAGTTAAACAAAATTTGTTTCCATTGCGATGGCTTAATAACGTTTGCAACAGTTGTTACAGTATTATCAGCTGCCAATGCTTTGTTTACTACGTGGATTTGCTCCAACAAGTAATATTTGAAACGAATGTTGAAATCTTGTGTCAACGAACGTACATATCTGAATTGTGGTGGATTTTCACCAATTGGACGGTATGTAGTAACGAAATCTGAAACTTTATATTTTCCAGAAACTAATTCAACTGTTGAACAACCTGTTTTCACAAACACATCACGATTGATATACGACCCCATATCACCAATTGATGTTGCTGTTGGCATATCATCCAATGTCATTCCTTGAATATCCAAGTGTGGATTGTTTTGCGCTTGTGGTGCATATTTCAATGCGTAGTTTGCAGATGCTTCAAGCGGTAATCCAAGTGAGTTTGGCGCTGGACAAAGAGCAATTGTACATTCGTCACGTCTTGAATTAGTAAATGGTGTTGCATCTTCAATTGCTCCTACAATACCTGTGAAAGCAATTAATGGTTTCATTGTGATTGAAGAATAACGACCTGTTGGATTAACAGGGTCAGGAATACCATTCCATGATTCGAAAGCCGCACAAATCGTTTCGTTTGCTCCGTATGTGTTTACTGCAACAGTCACCCAATCTTCACCAATCAAATTCAAAGAAGATGTTAATGTTGTTGGTGTACCAGCACCACTTTGAGTATTTGAAACTGAATAATTTAATCCAGCTTCATTTCCGTTTGTATCAATTGAAACTGTCAAATCACTAGCTGTTAAACCTTTCCATTTAGATGTCAAAGTTGCTTCGTAATCAGTAGATTCAGCACTCATTGGACAACCCAAAACATTGTTTACTGCATCTTCAATTTTTGCGTGAATATCACCAGCCGTGTCACCTGTATTCACAGTAAAATCATACGCCACGCCATCCAAAGAACGACGACCAGCGATAATTACCGTGTGCGTTACATTTGCAGTTGCTACACCTGTTGCGACAACTTCAAGAATGTTAGCTGTTGCACCACCAACTTCTGCTTGTGGATAAACGATTACAGGAATACCACCAATTCCAGAACCAGAAACAGGGCGTAAAATTCGCGCTGCCATGTGGATAGGTGAACCGTAACCGAATAATTGACCAGCTTGTTGTGCTGATGTAATTTCAACACCTTCTTCAAAATCAATTGATCCTTGATTTGCTGTGTTTGCTTCTCCAAAGATTGCAACACGCTGTGGAAGATTTGAAGTTGTGTTTTGGAAATTTCCTTTTGTGATTTTGTATCCAACAACGTTGGAAACTAATTCACTACCTACTGCATCAGATGTCATAATTACAAATGTTTTGTTGGTTACAAACTTACGAAAAAAATTAAACTACAAAATTTTTATGAAGTTTTTTTTCGAGTGAATGAAAAATAAAAAATTTGAAAAAATGTAAGACGTGAGATTTTGCAAAAATTCTCGCGCACAAAAATTATTGTTTTTAGTATAGTATAGTTTAGTATAGTTTAGTTTAGGGATAAATTCCGCAAAAAGTGTCATTTCGGGTGGTAGAAATACAGTTAAAGTGTATTTCCGTGCCGGAAATGACACTTTTTGATACATTTATTACAATGTAAAAATTATTTACACGATGTAGTAAAAGTAGGTAGAAATACAGATTTAGTGTATTTTCGGTTACTTTTTGCTCATTTCCGTAACGGAAATAACACAAAAACGACTGTTAAAAATTGCATGAAAACAGAAATAACAATAAAAATATTATCGTATTTAATAAAATTATACTTACATTTGCTAAAATAATTAGAGAAAAAAGATGAAAAGAGAAATATTATTTAAAGGAAAACGAGTTGATAACGGTGAGTGGGTTTTTGGTGGGTATCATAAACATGAATACGTTTCACTTTGTATAGCATCCGAAGAAGATAGAATTAACAATACTAAGCATCTTATTATGGTTGACGGTTTTTCAGATTGGAATATGCAAAAACCAATAAAAGGTAACGAAGTCCACCCCGAAACAGTTTGTCAATTCACAGGTTTGCTAGATAAAAATGGAAACAAGATTTTTGATGGGGATAAATTAGAGTGCTCAGATATTTATAATGATAAACCATATACAACTACTGTAAGATTTGAAGATGGTGGCTTTCTAGTCGATGCGAAAGGTTGTGATTATAATATTACTTGTATTGGATTCTTAGATGATGAGATTGAACTAGAAATAATCGGAAACATTCACGACTAAAACTAGAGCAATGAAAAAAACTAAAATCGGTATCATTATTCCAGACAGAAACGACCGTGAATATTTTCTGATGAATCTGGTTCGAATGTTAGAAGTTCAAATTCTACAAGACCAATTCGAATTACTTGATGATAATATCAGAATCTTTAATTTTGAGCCTACGGATGAAGAATGCGACATTACGAAGCGTTACAGAATAGGTTACGAATCATTTAAGGATTCAGATGTTGATTGTATTTTATTGATGGAAAACGACGATTACTATTCACCGCTTTATATTCAAACGATGGTTTCAGAATGGATTAATCATGGCAGGCCTGAAATATTCGGAACGAATTACACGTATTATTATCACATTGGTTTATTGCAGTACGAAAAATTTATTCACATGAAGCGTGCAAGCGCAATGAATACATTGATTAAACCGAATTTGGATATTGAATGGCCAATTGATAAAGAGCCGTACACTGACATTCATTTATGGAAACAATTAAAAGGTGTTACATTTACACCTTCAAACATCATTTCAATTGGAATCAAACACAACGTTGGATTAACAGGCGGTCAATATCATAGTACAAAATTGGAACGATACAAAAACGACGATCCGCAAATGTTGTTCCTTCAAGAAAATATTGATCAAGAATCATTAACATTTTATAAATTCATGTATGAGAAAATTCGTAGTTCTTTCGAATAGTTTAACAGGATTAAACGGTCGTTCATATTCACAAGGAAAAGAAATATGTGAATCACAATTACGTCCAGGCGTTGCGGATATTTATGTTAGACGTGGACGAATTAAAGAAATTTCAATTCAACGAATTATTCCAGAAGGTGAAAAAATCAAACTTGCGATTGTAACAAGTATTTGGAAGCGTCACGACATCTTTGAGTTATTTGCAAAAGGCGTTAAAAACTTAATTGACAAATGTGACCAATTCGAAATTACGGTTGTTGTTTCTGGTTCTGAATGGATTAAATCACATGATTTAGTTCGTGTATTGCATGGATTTAATTACATCGAGATTCCAAATGAACCATTGGCAGCAAAAGTAAACGCGACAACATACGCTTGTAAGGATTTAGGAGTTGATTACGTTCTTTGTGTTGGTTCGGATGATGTTATTTCACCAGAACTTTTGAATGAATATGCAATTCACATGCGTAAAGGAATTGACTTCATTGGAATTACTGATTGTTATTTTTACGATACGGTTTCAAAAAAATCATTGTATTGGGGCGGTTACCGTGAACAATATCGAAAAGGACATACAACGGGCGCATTTCGTGCTTTGTCAGCTCGTTTACTTGCTCAATGGGATTGGATGCCATGGGAAAATAAAGATAGCCTTGTATTGGATAAATCAATGCAAGACAAATTGAAAGTTACGCCACACACAATTCACACATTCAGCATGAAACAAAAAGGAATGTTTGCTTTGGATATTAAGTCAAGTACAAACATGACACCATTTGCAAAGTGGGATAATGCTGATTTTATCGACTCTAAGGAATTATTAAAACAATTTGAATATTTGGGATTATGAGTAGTTTAATTACGCATACAATGATATTAGATGATAGTGTCGTAAGATTCAATACTTCGATTGATGAAATAATGTTTTTTAGACAATTTTATTTTAAAGACGATGAAAGTAGAATGTTTATTTCAGATGTTTCTGTTGATTACGTTTATAGAAATAATGGACTAGGAAATCAAATTTTAAGATTGCATCATGAATATTGCAGAATAAACAAATTCAAGTATTCACTACTTTGGGTTGATAAAGATTCATGGATGGAAAAATGGTACATGCGAAATGGATACGTTTTCCATGAAGAAAAAAGCGAAACGGAAAATTGGTTAATCAAAGAAATATTTTAAAACTATGTGTGGGATCAATGTGTGTATAGGTGGTGGAATGGCAGATGTACGTAAAATGTACGAAGCAACGATCCACCGTGGAACATCTGACAGCTTTAGGGCGGTGGAATTGGAAGGAAATCGTATTGCATGGGTAAATTATAACCATTTACCAATTACAACGCAATCACAACAACGTTCTTTTGAAACGGAAAACTACATTGTGTGGATGAATGGATTTATTTCTAATCACAAAGAACTTGCTGAAAAGCATGGATTTCGATTGAATACAACTTGCGATACTGAGGTTTTGGCGAATGTTCTACAATATGGAATTGGATTGGATGAGTTGAACGGATTCTTTGCCGTGTTTTATTATTGCAAAAGAACAAAAGTGATTGGTTCATTTACCGACCGATACGGTATCAAACAATTATACCACTATATCGATGAAAAAGGCGTGCAATACATTTCTTCTGAGGTTAAAGGTATTTTAGCGGTTGCAAATCCACGTCATGACGAATTTGGTATTGAAGATTGGAAAACGACTTTGGGAGTAATGAATGACAATACAATCTACAAAGGAATTAAACGTGTTCCGTGTTTATATCTTCCAAAGATTGAACGATCAACTGACACATCAATTGAAGCGTATGAAAAAGCCAAAAATCAACTTATAAGTTTACTTAAACAATCTGTTGAACGAAATAAATACAACGGAAATGACGGTGTTTATTTAAGCGGTGGAATTGATTCTGGATTGCTTGCAAAATGGATTGAACCGGATTATACTTTTTCAGTTGATTACGTTGAAGATAATTATTCGGAAATCGAATTAATCAAGGAAAATTCAAAGTCAAAACATTATTCTGTAATAATCAACAAAGATAATTACATGGATTTTGCAGGACGTTCATTGCTTGCTTTGGACGATTTTAAGGCTGGTTCATGTTATTCAAACTTCGCAGTTGCAGAACTTGCAAGTAAGTTTGTGAAAGTGGTTTATTCGGGTGCTGGTGGTGATGAGTTTTTTGGAGGTTATCCGCATAGATTGGATAAGCACATTTACAATGTAATTGCAAGAACTGAATATGCACTTGACACAATTACATTTACACCGAAAATTTGGGATATTACACACTATGAATACGACATTAAATTTCTAAAAGCCGTTTTGATTGTTGAAGATAGAATGACATCGTATCACACAATGGAATGCAGGTATCCACTTTTAGATAATGACGTGGTAAATTTTGCATTGTCTTTACCTTTAGAATTCATCGAAAATAAGCGTATATTGAAAGACGTTTGCGGACTTTCTGAAAATGTGATTAAAGGGAAAAAACGCGGATTCTCGAATCCCTATTTTACAAACGATGAGTGGGTTGAATTCACTATTAAAAATTTGAAGAAATGATTTACGATCCAAATTTTCCAGGATGGGTTTATGTTGTTATGCTAGCAGTCTTAATCCCAGCATGTTTTTTTCCAATATATGGATTTATTTTGATATGCGTTATTATAATTTTAGCGTTATTCATTGTGCTTGAAACTCAATTTGATATTATTGATAAAATTAAAAATTTAAAGAAATGAAACCGTTAATGAATCAAGATGCAAAATGTAAAAAGATTAGATATGCGGACGAGGAAACAGCAGAATACTACTTAAATAAGTTGAAAGAAACGTCTAAAAGAAAATTGAAACCTACGCGTGTTTATTTGTGCGAAAAGTGTTTTACATGGCATTTAACTAGCATTGGTTATGAAGCTGAATACGATGATAAAACAGCTTCACTTCAATTAGAGAATAAAAGATTAAAAGGCAAAATCACACATTTAGAAAGTCTTGGTAGAGGTCACCATAATAAATTGATTGAACTGAATAAAAAGCACTCATCAGATACATATAAAATTACTAGCAGATTAGAAAAGGTAACAGCAGATTTTGAATTGCTAAAAGTATGTTTAACTATAATTGTAATGAAATAATGAACCAAGATTTATACAACAGCGATTGGATTAATATTGATGGAAATAATATCCATAAAACCGCAATCATTCACCCGAATGTAAAATTGGGAACAGGAAATACAATTGGAGCGTATTGCGTAATTGGTTCGAATGGTGAGATCCGTGGAAAAAATCAAAACGAGTTCAAAGGAACTGTTGAAATTGGAAATAATAATGTGATTTCTGAATTGGTTACCATTCAGCGACCTTTTAATGAAGGGGAGTGTACTAAGATTGGGAATAACAATTTATTAATGGCACACGTTCATATTGGACATGATGTAAAGATTTACGATGATTGTGAGATTTGCACGTCAACTGTTTTAGGTGGTTATTGTGTTGTTTCGTTTCGTGCTAAGATTAAATTGCATTGCGTGGTGCGTAACCGTATTGTAATCGGTTCGGATGCTGTGGTTGGAATGGGTTCAGTTGTAACAAAGAACGTTGAACAAAAGGCAGTTGTTTATGGTAACCCAGCGAAGGAAAAAGTAAACCATGAAAACTAAACTAGCCATTTTATACACGTTTTGGACAGGTGACGATGTTGACATGTTGATTCGTTCGATTGAGCAACACAAAGAACATGTTGACATGATTGTTGTGAGTATGCAAGGAATTTCAAATCTTGGTGAATCTGGAATACACGCAAAGGAAATTGGATTAACTCAGTTAGCTTTATTGCGTATTGGTTGCAGAATTATTCATTTTGAACCAAATCTTTCACTATCCACCAAGCAAAACGAACGCAACAAGCATAATGATATGATTGAAGTTGCGAAACATTCAGGATGCACGCACTTTATTTTGTCAGCTGCTGACCATTTTTATTCAAAAGAAATGTTTGATTACGGAAAACATGTGATGCAAACAACGGATGCAGATGTGATTTTAACACGTATGCGCACGTATTACAAACAAGACAATTGGATTCTTGACCCAATAGAAGAATATTACATGCCGTTCATTCACAAGTTAACCGTGAATACAGAAATAACAACACGTGTCAAATATCCTGTTGTGGTTGATCCTAGTGTAAAAGTTTCGACAGCTCAAAAATTCCACATTGCGAGTGATGAATATTTGATGGACCATCATTCGATGATTCGAATGGATATTGAAAAGAAGTTTCGCAACGCTGCATCTTCGATTCGTTGGACAAAAGAAGATGTACAAACATTCATTAACGAATACCAGAATGCAAAGGTTGGTGATTCAATTAAATATTTTCAAGGTCGAAAAATTGTTGAGTACAACAAATAAAATTCACATTCCGAGCATCACTAATAAAACAAAACAGATGAAAATAGAACATAAATTCCCATACGAATGGACATTAAAAGATGCAAACTTCACAAAAGACAAAGGAAAAGTATTTAGTTGCTTTGCTTGTGGTGGAGGTTCTACTATGGGATACAAGTTAGCCGGGTTTGATGTATTAGGATGCAATGAGATTGACCCTAAAATGATTGAAGCATACAAAGTGAATCATAACCCTAAATACGCTTATTTAGAGCCTATTCAAACTTTTAAACTTCGTAAAGACTTACCAAAAGAACTATATGAATTAGATATTTTAGATGGTTCACCTCCTTGTAGTAGTTTTTCAATGGCTGGAAATCGTGAGAAAGATTGGGGAAAAGAAAAGAAATTTCGTGAAGGTCAAGCGGAACAGGTTTTAGATAATTTGTTTTTTGATTTCATTGATTTAGCTAAAGAACTACAACCAAAAATAGTGGTAGCTGAAAATGTAAAAGGTTTGCTTTTAGGGTCAGCAAAAGATTATGTGAGACGAATTTATACAGCGTTTGAAGAAGCTGGCTACTATTGCCAACACTTTTTACTTGATGCTTCAAAAATGGGAGTGCCTCAAAGACGTGAAAGGGTGTTCTTTATTTGTTTAAGAAAAGATTTAGCTAGCCCTTTTTTGCATCAACAAGATATGTTTACAGAAATTCCAAAAATAGAATTGAAATTTAACGAAAAAGCTATATTATTTAAAGAAATTGAAGATAATTATGGTAGTGAACTAAATAAAGATAAATTGACATATAAAAGATGGTTAAATAGAATTCCTACAGATCATTCATTTGGAGATATAACATTAAGAATAAATGGAAAAGGAAGTGATTTTAATACAAGTATTATTCATTCAAACGAAGTTTTCCCAACAGTTATATCAAAAAGTTGTGAAGTCAAGTATGATTTACCAATAAAAATTAGCAGTAATGAATATTGTAAAGTTGGAACATATCCATTAGACTATAATTTTATCACCAATAAGGCAGCTTACCTAATAGGTATGTCAGTTCCACCCGTAATGACCGCACAAATAGCAACAGAAATTTATAATCAATGGTTAAGTAAGATATGAAACAAATAAAATTCACATTCCGAGCATCACTAATAAAACAAAACAGATGAAAACAATGAAAGTTTATTTCGGAATCATAGCAACATAATCCTTCCATGTTCCATTCTTTACTTTCGCTTCTTTAAAAAGTTCGTTGATAAAGATGTCACGTGCTGCCATTCCATAAATACGGCAATCAAACAAGTGATTTTGTGCGTTTGCCGTTTTTTTCTTCCAAACAAATCGTTTTGATTTTTCATCAACAACCTTGTGTTCAGCTTCAAAATGACTGAAATAATTATGTAATTGATATTTTCCATCTTCAGGCGTTGGAAAATTCATGAAATCTGCAGGTTGAATTTTTGTAATGTGTGGATTCCAAACAAGCCCAATGTGTGTTGCAAGTAGATCCTTGTATCTATTCACATTCAAAATCCACAATTTCGCATTGTCCTTTGAGATTGAAAACGGTTTGTAATCTTGGTTAATGAAGATTCCAGAATCTTGTAATTTGTCACCCTTGACCGCATAAACGTTGTATTGTGAATTTTCAACATAAGGATTAACATATTCGGATAAGTGACCGTAATCAATTGCAGCTGCAAAAATTGGCAGTGCTTTTCCTGTGTCAAGCGTCCAACGTTTTGAAAGAAGTTTGTCAACCTCATCCCAAACGCAATGTTCCGCACCAAATTTATACGACCATTTCACACGGTCGGGGTGGTTATGAAATTTCACATCACGCATTGAAGCTGGTTGAAACGTACCAATTGAACCGTGTTCGACTGAATACGAAGCACCGCTTTCCGACCATGCAATTACCTCCCAATCAAATCGAGCATCGTCAACGTAGTTTAATTTTACATCTTCTGCGGTACCATTTAAATCGGATCCAAATGTCAATAAAACGATTCGACCATTTCCATCCGCAATTGATTGACGTTCTGGAACAATACCAACTTGATAAGGACGAATGTTTTTTTGAATACTTGTTGCATCGATGCTTTGACCGCTTTGTTCGTATGTGTCACCAAGTACAAGATTCACGAATGTTTGATGCAATTTTTCATCACGTGGTTGTCCTGGTGGATTAGCTTCTAAATATTGTTTAACGTATTTAAACCATCCAAACATGTAAGTTGGTCCATACAATGATGAAATATGATAAGATGTGTATTCTGGATCCTTTGCTTTTGCAGTTGGTCGCCATTCACCAGCCAAAAGCATTTCAGATTTCTTTTGATCAGTAAAAAACTGATTACATTTTTGGCAAACATATCCAACAGAATCTGTAATTAACTCGCTATTTTCATCAAGTTCGTAGTAGATTCCAGCTTTTCCATTCTCAACAATTTCGCTGTCACACTCCCATTCAAAAGTGATGTATTCACCACAACATGGACATGGAACAAAGTATTTTCGTTGGTCGCCTTTTAAATATTCGCGTTCAATGTTTGATGTTTCTTTTACTTCGGGTGTTGAGATAAAGGCTAGCTTCATTGTTTTTGCGTATGTAGAAAAACGCTGCATGATCATTGGAACAGTTGCACCAGATTCTTTTGTATCGCTTTTCATGGCTTCAAAATCATCAATAAACCCGTATCTATAAGAAACTTGACGAAGTGTTTTATGATTTGTTGGACCAAGTGTTAAGTGTCCACCGGTAAATTCTTTTGAACGGTCCTTATCGCCTGACTTATTATTTTTTGCTCGATTAGCATTTGAATGAATTAATCGACGTATTCCGGTTGTATCGATCATGTTATCAATTTTACCCATCGCTTTTTCAACCAAATCATCGTGACCAACAAGGCAAAGAATGTTACCAGGTTGTTGTGATATTATCCATCCAATACCATTTTCAATAAATCCTGTAGATAAACCAAGTTGAGCACCTTTCATAATTGCTAAAACGCGATAAGGATTAGATGGTGAAAGGAAATCGACAATTTCACGAACGTATGGCGAATTGTTAAATGTGTACATTCCTTCCATTGCAGAAACGTCCGATGTCATGAATCGATTTTGTTCAGCCCACTCACTCGGTAAAATATCTGAAATCTGAAATTCTGCAGCATCAAATATTTGGTCAATTATTGATTCGTCAATCTCCCAATTCATCTTCATCGTTTGTTGATTCTTGTAATTTAGATGCACCGACCGCGCTTTTCATCTGAATACGTGCGTCATTTACGGCTTTGGAGTGAATATTATTCAATCCTTTAGTGTTCATTGTAATGATTTTTACACGGTCCACTTCTGAAATACGATGAACGTGACAAATTTCTGTAAGCTGTTGTTCGGAAAATGACTTGTAATTATTGATAATTGACTTTGAAAGTTGTGCAATTATGGTCAAAACCAAGTCAATCGGTATGTTATTTCCTAGTAAAGTTGCAAGTTTTTGTTCTGCAAGACGTGTATCAACAATCTTTTTGTCCAATTCGGCTTGCATTTTTTCAAGTTCCAAATTGTATTTTGAGATTGTTGCCGTTTCGGATGCCTTAATTACTTTGCGCGATGGCTTTTGCTTTTCGTATTGTGGAACATCAACAGCTGGAATTAGTGACGGTACTACGGTTGTTGCAAGCAAGCCTTTGCCATTCTTTGAACGCGATTCAAGGAAATCTTTGTTTTCCCTTCGTTCGGTATCAATAGTTTTGCCGTCTGGATCCAATACAACTTTGCCACGTTTGATGTACGTGGACAAATTAGCGTTTGTTATTCCAGCGAGATCACGAAATTCAGTCCTTTTGCACTTCATTTTGTAGGGCTTTATCCATGTATCGAATGCAAATGCGTCTTAATCTTCGTGGCAAACGATTTACACGTTCAACTTCTTGGTTGTAATTCTCGATACAATCATTGATGTACACATGATTCAGCGTGTGAAATCTCATTGTGTAATGCAAGAACGCAATGAAAGGAATGAAATCTATCAATTTTAGCGTGTCGGTCCATTCAATAAAAGTGATTATTGTGGAAATCATGAACACCCATTGAAGCGTCAAACAGAAAATTTGAACGGTCAATGCGTTTACGTATTTGTGTTGTGAACTCATTGTGTTTATTG